GACGCTGACGCCACTACTGTAATAGTAAGCGCACCACCAGCCTCTACTCAAACTAGTGAAGCACCAAAGCCCAAGAAACCACGTAAGCCTCGTGTTAAAAAGGTTGTTGAGGAACCTGTTGTAAAAACTCAACCAGAAGTTGAACCAGAAGTTCGTGTTCTTAAGTTTGACTTTGATCCTGCTAATCCACAAGTTGGAAGTATGGAACTTGATTGGAATGCAGAGTTTATTGAAATGCTACGCCAGAATGGCTACAATGGCGTCAATCCAGAAGCACTTGTAGATGCGTGGTTAAATGATGTTGCTCGTAACATTCTTGCAAGCAATCCACCACCAGCCAATCCGCCAACAACCACAGATGGCTCTCGCTATGTAAATCGTCGTGATGTTGGCGATGGTCGCAGCGAAATAAGTTAATACTTGACAATCCTCCAATAAGAGACTATATTAGTATCATGAAATATCTTCTCGTAGATACAGCAAATCTATTCGCACGTGCACGTCACAGTGTTCCTCGTGGTGCAGATACATGGACCAAACTTGGTCTTGCACTACATATTACCTTTACAGGGCTTCTCAAGGTTCATCGCTTGCATAAGCCTGACCATATTATATTTGCACTTGAGGCTCGTAGTTGGCGCAAGGATCACAATACAACCTATAAGGCAAATCGTCAGGTTGTTAAGAACAAGATGAGCGTTCGTGAAGCCGAAGAAGATGCAGAGTTTTGGGAAGTATATGCAGAGTTTACCAAGTGGATTGATGAACGCACTAATTGCAGTGTTATTCGTGTAGAACGAGCAGAAGCAGATGATGTTATTGCTCGTTGGACTGCACTTCACCCTAATGATGAACATATTATCTTTAGCAATGACAGCGACTTTCACCAGTTGTTAAGCGACAAGGTTACCATTTATAATGGGTTAACCAATAACTATATTACCCTAGAAGGTTTCTTTGATGACAATGGCAAGCCTGTTGTTGATAAGAAAACCAAAGAACGCAAGACCGTTGGTGATCCTAAGTTTGTACTATTTGAAAAGTGTATGCGTGGCGATCCTACTGACCATATCATGAGTGCTTATCCTGGTGTTCGCAGCAAAGGAACCAAGAAGAAGGTTGGACTAGAAGAAGCATATGCTGACCGCAGCCGTAAGGGTTATGCATGGAACAATATGATGTTGCAGCGGTGGGTTGACCATAATGGTGTAGAACATCGTGTGCTTGACCGTTATGAAGAGAACCGTGTCCTTGTTGACCTTACTGCTCAACCAGAAGATATTCGCAATGCAATCGATGTGGCGTTGCTCGCAGTAGAACCAAAAACCAAATCACAGATTGGCACACAGTTGATCAAATTCTGTGCAAAATATGAACTCAATCGGATAAGTGAAAGCGTTACATCACTTGCCGACATTTTAAGCAAATCACTTGTAAAGGATACCACACATGCGTAATTTTTTTGTAAAATACTTTCCATGGGTAATTCTCATTTTCTTTGGATATGAGATTTTTCACTATTGGAACCTTGACCAAGATCGTGTTCTAATGGATATCGTTGCTGCAATTGGTTGGGCTTCGTTTATTGAAGTTCGTAGTGAATATAATTCGTTGTTTGACATGATCGAAGGAAAAATAAAAGATGATACTCAAGGCTAAAAACATTGTAGAAAATCGTTTTTGGATTATTGAAAACGATGCGGGTGAACGCATTGGAAACATTGCGCAAACTACGAGTGGCGTTCGTTGCACCGTTAGTGATGTTGTAGAAGTATTTCCTTCTATGGCAGAAATGGTAGAGAAGAAAAATATCTCTATTGTTCGCAGAACTCGTGAATTAAAATCTAAGACCGTTGATGGTGAAGTATATGGTTTTCCCACAAACCACACTCCACATAATACACTATGGAATGTAAAACTTAGACTTCCGCTATACACTAAAAATGATAAAAGCAGTTCATTCTATTGTGCTGGTTATTATATTGTCAAGTATAACAAACTATTTGTTGGCGAGTTTATGCCAAAGTTAATCACGTTACAGCGGTATGAGTATGAGGGTCCATTCAAGACTAAGTTAGAACAGCAAGAGCGTCTAAGGATCATGAACAATGAGACAGCCTAATACGCACTATATCCGTGAGTTTGTTAACCGTGGTCAAAATGTAAACAATAATGGTTTGATTATTGATAAAGAAACCATCTTAAATCTTACCAGAGAACTAACCGATTTGTTGGCACATCTTATGGAATTGCAAAATGAAATTGCAGACCTACGAGAAAATGCAGAAAATGCAGTTATTGAAGTGCAACTTGTTGGCGAAAGTTTTTAATACCCCTATATAATTAGATAAATAATTATGTATGGATACAATCAATGAGTAGACCAAAGCCAAATATTCTATTAGAAGTTACTAATAAGGCAAATTATAAGAGTGATCAAATCTTAGCAAGTGAAGGGATTTGGGCTATTTTCTTAGATAACAAACCTATTAACTTTAAAACAACAAGTATGCTTGCTACTTACGCTGGACCAAAGTATAAGAAAACAAGTTTTTCTAATCCTGGCCATGCAATCAATCTTTGCAAGAAACTTAACATTCAGTTTAAAACCAATAAGTTTAGCGTAGTGTTGCTCAATAGTGGGCCAGTAATTTACCCCATAGTGGCAAATGGAACCAAAATCTAAACAAGAGTGGACACACGAATTATTTCATCTTGCTCATGGCGAAGATGCGTTTGTTCCTCATATAAATCAAAAAAATATCTATATTCTTTATTGGTATAATAATAACAAAAACTTTGGATACAGGCTCAATAATACTGCATTTGAATTGATGCGGAATGTTGGTTACAAATTTTATGAACATCAGATTGATAGACGAAAATATCAAATTAATGGCAAAGAATTAGTGCTAATGGATCGTTATCATGCACATCCTTGGTTTTATCAAATGAGTAAGGGCGAACTATTCCTCATGGACGGTGAACTCTCTGTGATGTTAGAACTATGTGGTGGGAATTTGGGGCAAGCCATTCAAAATATGTCTTGACATACTATAATTCTATGTTATATTCATAATATAGACGAAATGGAGAACTGGCATATGTCCGACAACGATACGATTTCCCTTAAAGATGCCATGACCGCCGCCGTAGCCGCCCAACGGGTTAATGGAAAGTATATTAAACGTTATGATGCCAAGGAAGGTGAACTTTCTAACGGCGCACTTATGCGTGAATTTCTCAATCCAGATATGGTAAACTTTGACCATTTGCCACAAGACATTGAAATTGCTGATCAAATTCTAGAGTATCTTGATAGCAAAATGATTGAACTTATTGCTGGCACTCTCCACGATTATTGGAAAAACTTAGTGCTGTTGACAGAACAAAAAGCAATTAATGCTAAGGATTTCAAGACCTTGGCACTAGTTGCCAGCGTTCCTAACTCCTATTTTAACGCAATTGGGCGTGAAAAAGCGCAGGATGAACTGCGTATTATTGGCGAAACTAGCCGTCATATTGGCAAGGTTGGCGACAATATTGAAGCAGATTTGACCATCAAATCAGCGGTTTATAGTGCCAACTATAACAAATGGTATCATACCGCCCTTACTGCTGACCAGAATTTAGTCTGTTTTCCGCTCGCAGAACAGTTAAAACGGGGCGATATTATCGCTGTTTCGGCTCGAATTCACAAGCATGATGACAATAATCAGACCCGTTTGCACTATGTGCGGATCAAAAAAAGTGCTTGACAACCCCTAAATCCATGTTATATTAGTAATATAAGCAATGGAGCGGCAAAATGGCACAAGTAAGCACCCGTAAGGCTAAGATTTCCACTATCCTTCATAACCGTTATTTTACCAAAGGTGTACAAGATGCGGTAGCAGGTCGTCCATTTGATCCTGATTATGACAAGTGGGAAACTGCTTCTCACGGTGCCGCACAGTGGTGCTATGAGCGTGGTCGCCAATATGGTATTGTCACAGGCGGTAAAGTTCCTACTAAAACTGGTAAGCGAATTAACTATTTTGCTATTCGTGAGTTTAACCGTCTTTACCACGATGGTTCAATTATCTGATAAAAAGTGCTTGACAGCCTTTAAATCTGTGTTATATTAGTAATATAAGCAATGGAGAGATACACATGACGAATTCTGAACAAATCTGCTACGGCATGTCTAGAGCCGATATCCGTGACCAATATATCAACAGCCTCTCTGCCAAAGTGATTGGCACGGAAATGGTTGTCATGAGTATCCTTTCCGATTGTCAGGAAATGATGGATAGAAAAAATTCATCAATTCCGTCCCCAAATGTTGATGAATTTATCCGTCAGCAGTTAAATATCGCCAAATTTCTTATAAAAGAAATGATGTTAAATAAACCAAAAAGTGCTTGACATACCCTAATTCTGTGTTATTGTTATAATATAAACAGCAACGGAGATTTCCCATGGATATGCAATCTGGTCTCGCCGCTATCATTGAAAAGTCAAAAGCCGATTATCTTGCGTGGAATGGCAATCGCACCAGTGATCCAATCGTCGCCAAGATGATTGAAGAATATAATGCCTCACTCCGTATTGAAGAAGGCAGCAAGTATTTCAAGATTGTTCAGCGTAATTCGGTGCATTCTTTCGTGGTTAAGAAGGATGGTGGCAAGTTCCGTGCTGGCGATATCTTGAAGCCTGCCTCTTGGAAGGCTCCTGCTATGAACTTTGCTCGTGGCAATGTTCTTGAGGGTAAACTTGACTGCATCCGTTGGACGGGTGCGCTGTAAAAAAGTGCTTGACAACTACAAATAATATGCTATATTAAATTATAGTCAACTGATGGAGAAACACAATGGCTAAGAACACTGACAATGCACTTTCAGAAGTGCGCACGGTTACCCTCGCTGCTGCAAAGCGTGAGGTTATGGTTTGCGCTCGTCGCAAGCGTCCTGTATTCCTTTGGGGTGCGCCTGGTATCGGCAAGTCCGAACTCGTTGCAGACCTTTGCGAAAGCATGGGTGGTAAGTTGTATGACTTGCGTCTTGCACTCATGGACCCATCCGACTTGAAGGGCGTTCTCTACTATAATCCTACTGTTGGCAATGCTATGTGGAATGCTCCGCCTGATCTTCCTTCTAAGGAAGAGGCTGCTCAGTATCCTGTAGTATTCCTGTTCCTTGACGAAATGAACAGTGCTGCACCAGCAACACAGGCTGCTGCTTACCAGTTGGTTCTCAATCGTCGTGTTGGCACCTATGAGTTGCCTGAGAATGTTGTTATCGTTGCTGCTGGTAACCGTGACACTGACCGTGGTGTAGTCTATCGTATGCCATCGCCACTTGCCAACCGTTTTGTTCACTTGAACTTGCGTGTTGACTTTGAGTCGTGGAATGATTGGGCTATCAACCATGCCATCAATCCTGATGTGGTTGCGTATGTCACTTGTAACAAGAACGACTTGTTCAACTTTGATCCTCGCTCAAGCGGTGCATCGTTTGCTACGCCTCGTTCATGGTCGTTTGTCAGCGAGTTGCTACAAGAAGACCTTAACGATACCGAACTCAATGACCTTGTGTCTGGTACGGTTGGCGAAGGTGTTGCACTCAAGTTTGCTGCCCATCGTAAGGTTGCAAGCCAAATGCCTAACCCCAGTGACATCCTGAGCGGTAAGGTCAAGGATTTGCGTACCAAAGAAATTGGTGCCAAGTACTCTCTCACGGTCTCTTGCTGCTATGAGTTGAAGGACTCGTTTGACAAGCGTGGTGGCGAGCGTATGAAAGAAAACGATATCGTTGCATGGCACGAAGAACTTGACAATGTGTTCCGTTTCTACCTTGATAACATGGACACTGAGTTGCAAGTCATGATGCTTGCTACTATCCTTCGTAACTACAAGTTGCCTATGAAGACTAGCCGCTTGAAGAACTACAAGGATTACCATGCAAAGAACGGTGACTATATCCTCGCCGCTGTGCGTGATTAATTCTCGCCCCATCGTTCTCCATCAGTGAGGGCGAGTTATAGGGGAGCAGCCGCAACTGCTCCCCTATTTTTTTCTCTTGACAAACCACTATATTATGCTATTATAAGTTATAAACATTGGAGAACATGATTATGGCTAAGATCAAACAAGGTGCTGGCAAACTCAGCGAGACAATTGATGCGGTTCAAGACGAAGCAGCACGTCAGGCTATTCTAAAGGCTCGTATTGCCCTTGTGCTTAAGCAACCCTTCTTTGGCAATCTTGCCATGCGTCTTACTCTTAAGAACGCTGACAGTTGGTTGACAACTGCTGCTACCGATGGTCGTCACTTCTACTACAACAGTGAGTTTATCCTTAAACTTCCTACCAATCAAATGATGTTCTTGTTCTGCCATGAGTTGCTTCATTGCGCTTATGACCATATGAACCGTGGTCGTGGTTACAACCGTGACCTTGCCAACATTGCCATGGACTATGTTGTCAATGCCGATTGCATCAAGTACAACCTTGGTCAAAAAATTACGGTTGTGCCTGTTCTTTATGATCGCAAGTATGACGAGTGGAACTTTGAACAGGTCTATGATGACCTTATCAAGAATGCCAAGCAGATCAACATTGAAGATTTGCTTGACCAGTTGCTTGACGAACATATGGATGGTTCACAAGGCAAGGGTGGCGGTGGTGATAAGGATGACAAGGATGGCAAGGGCAACGGTCGCCCTAACCCGCTGACACCAGAAGAACGTCAGGCTGTCAAGGACGAGTTTAAGGAAGCTATGCTTGCTGCTGCAGCATCGGCTGGTGCTGGCAATACACCTAGCAATATCAAGCGCATGATCAATGAACTCACGCAACCCAAGATCAACTGGCGTGAACTTATCACACAACAAATCCAGTCTACGGTTAAGAATGATTACACGTGGACTATTCCTAACAAGAAGATGTTCTCACAGGGTTTTGTTCTGCCTAACATGCGCAAGGATCAAGCAATTGATGTTTGCGTTGCAATTGATACTAGTGGCTCTATTGGTCAAGAGCAGTTGAATAATTTCTTTGGTGAAATCAACGGTATCATGCAGTCATATGATGACTACAAGGTAAAGATTTGGTGTTTTGATACATCTGTTCATAACCCA